TGCCATTGATTTGTGAGATACCACGCGGGTGGTTAACTCTCTGATACGCTTCACGTTTCATAAACTGGCGTGTGCGTCGGTCGGGATGTTCATTCTGCGAATTATTGAGGATCTGGCGTTGCGACGGACGTGATTGTCTGTCATACACCTCCTCCTCTTCACAAGGGCGAAGTTGGTGGGGATTGGGTACAAGAAAAGTGGCGAACTCGGTCATGAATTTGTGCAGAGTCTTCCCAATGGGTAGCTCTTTCGATCGCACATTCTTCACGCGTCCGTCAACGAAGGCCTGGTCATTGTTCCTACAAGAGTCAGGAACAAAGCCGCCATCGAGAAGTGGCTCCATAAAAGAAACCATTCCAGGTCTTGCATCCGCATCATAGGTGTGTCCCTCCGGCACATATTGGAACCTTCGTACACCAGCATCAAGCACACTCACACGTGGCTCTTCAGCTGACATACCACTCAAGTGGTATTCCAATAGGATTTCTGCACCGGGGAACTCCCTCATGCCGCTGTTGTCAGAGTCTATCTTGGATTTCACCGTCGCCAGTGATAATTTTCCAGATGTCGTCTTCTGCGCGCTACTGATAGCATCGTCAACTTGTACTCGCACTTTAGCCGCGGTGTAGCAGCCTACTTTGCTAGTGCAACGATACATACCATCCGATCCATTAATCAGGAGTCTTACAAAGTCTCCCTGGATGGGGTTGATACGGGTAGGAGATCGGTAAGCCAACAACCATCGGACAACAATTGTCGTCAATGGATTGCTGGTGTGTACGAGCGGCGATAGTAGAACAAGCTGGTGATCAGCATCAACTTGTCTACGTTCTAAAGCATATCCGGTAAAACACCACGGAATGCCTAACCATTTCGCAACACACCCCATCGAATCTCCATCCCAATTCCAGACCTGATGCGTATACTCACCGCCGCCCGACACAGAATATCTCACACTTCCATCCGCTAAAAACGTGTATGAGTAATCTCCGTCAGACTTTGCCGCATGGTTGGGCACAAAGGTGTACATTAACCACGGCTGGGCGCTGAGACCAAGCAATTTCTCCATGTTGGCATAGTAGTCCACATCAATCATTACATTGAGTGGTCTTTCCACTACATCCCAATTCGCTGGAGCCATCAAGTCTTTCAACCAATAGTAGCTTCTTGTATACGCTCTCCCAGACCTGCTGTCAGCTCCACTGCCTGAAAAGAACAAGGCTGTGTAACCAGATACAGATCCGAGGAGATCAGCAAACGTTGAAGCACCTGAACGTTGCGCTGCACTGACTCCGTGAGTGTGTCCATCCACGGCTTGAGTTGCAGGCATCGTAACGTCCTGAAATTCTGTCTTTAAAGCAAGAGTGTCATTTCTCTTACTTTCACAAGAACTACTCAACCACCGGCTAGCCCAATTCCGGGCCTTTAGGTAGGAGCACGTAGCTACAAGCAACAAGGCTGTGGTCGTCGTGACCAACAGCACTGGCGAGCTACGCCCTTTCACCATTCCAAGTCGATCTGGTAACGGTGAAAG